ACTCCGACTCCGAGCACTGCAGCGACAGGTTTGGCGGCGATGCCGGGATACACTGGTCCGAGCACTTCTCAGCAGCGTATGTCGAATGTTGCGGCGATGGACAACTTGTCTGCGCAGGCAGCTTTTGAGCGGCCGTTCAGTCCAGTGCCTAACATGCAGATTGGTGGCGTTGAGATTCCGAGCTTGGCGATTGCAGGCATTAACGCGGTTGGCGATGTCGTTAACACGCTGGACATGTACGGCGGCGGTAACTTGCCGGGTTACATGGAAAACGTGGCTAACCGTCCAGCGGGCACACCTGTCATGTCGCAAGGTCCTAAGATGAGTTATGCGCCGGGTGCGATTGAACTGTCTCCGTTGGAGCAGGCAATGGCGGAAGGGTCTTCTAACAATGTTCCTATCGGACCTTACTCTCCTGCCGAAGGTACGCAGGAAGTGATTGGAGCAATTGGCCCTAATAATCTTGGATTCCTGCCGGGCGAGTCTGATTTGATTTATGTTGGCGACCAACAGCGATTTGAGCAGGATTTTGGTGCGGATAATAATCTTGGGATTACAGATGCCACTCCGGGAAGGCAAGAGATGACGCCAATGCCCAGCGTAGGCGGCGACGCAGAAGAACAGGTGATGCCTGAAACGGTTGCTCCAGTTGCTCCGAAAACGTGTCCAGACGGATACACATATGACGAAGCGACTGATTCATGTGTGTATCAAGGCAAAAACATTGTGCAAGATGCGGTATACGCCCCGACTCCGGCCCCGTCGTACAACTATACGGGACTGCCAAGCTTGGCTCCGGTAAAATTGAGGCCGTCATTCCAAGCTCGAGGCAATTATTCTCCGTTATTTCCGACGCTACCGACGAGCTAAATGGACCAAACATCCCTCGAAACCTTACCTGATGAGGTATTGAAAGAGATCTTGGCCTTGAAATTTGATGTCTACTGACACATATCGTGACATTTTTACAAACACAAACCTAAAAGCGGACGATAAAGCTGCCGGTCGGTGGGGTACAGCCGAGGGCGGCGAATATTTTGCGGCTGGTGTGGGCGCTGCGGTGACGGGTCGTGGTGCCGATTTGTTTGTCATTGACGATCCGCATTCCGAGCAGGACGCGTTGAGCGAAACAGCCTTCGATCATGCGTATGAATGGTACACATCTGGCCCGCGTCAGCGGCTTCAGCCGGGTGGGGCGATCATTGTGGTCATGACACGGTGGGGAACGACGGACCTGACAGGCCGTTTGCTTAAAAATCAGTCCAATGACAACATGGCGGACGAGTGGGAAGTTGTTGAATTTCCTGCAATTATGCCATCAGACGAGCCTTTGTGGCCTGAGTTCTGGAATAAAGACGATTTACTCAAGGTTAAGGCCGCTTTGCCGCCTGCAAAATGGAATGCGCAGTGGCAACAACACCCGACAGCGTCTGAAGGCGCGATTGTTAAGAAAGATTGGTGGAAAATCTGGGAAAAAGAAGAGATACCGCCGGTCAAATACATCTTGCAAAGCTACGATACCGCGTTTTCTAAGAAAGAAACCGCCGACTACTCTGCAATTACGACTTGGGGCGTGTTTAAACCGGAAGAAGGCGGCCCAGATCACATTATTTTGATGGATGCGCGGAAGGGACGGTGGAATTTTCCAGAATTAAAGGAAATTGCCGTTGAAGAGCACGATTATTGGGAGCCGGACATGGTTTTGATTGAGGCCAAGGCCTCGGGAACGCCGTTAACGGACGAATTACGAAGGACAGGCATCCCTGTTGTGAATTATACTCCGTCCAAAGGCCGTGATAAGGTGACGCGCATGCACATGGTCGCCCCGATGTTTGAAGCGGGCATGGTTTGGGCGCCAGAAAAGCGATTTTCAGAGGAAGTGATCGACGAAGTTGCTTCATTTCCGATGGGCGAACACGATGACCTCGTGGATAGTATGACAATGGCTCTGATTCGCTTCCGTCAAGGCGGATTTGTCTTTCTCGATGGCGAAGAAGACGACGAATTAGACGATATTCCACAGATTAGAGAGTATTACTGATGGCAATTGCGTGAAAAAGGGGTGATTGCACCGCCTTCTAACCCCGCTTCTGCTCGTACAGGCTCTCGCAGAATGGCAGGCGCTGCGTCTGCAATAGATAAAGCGTTTATTGACGACGGCGGAAAGTATGCAGATGGCGGTTTTGTCCGCGCTAAACGTAAAGGTTCATTTAAAGGAATATTCTAATGGCAACTCCCTCCAATATGATGCAAGGCATGATTGACAGTGCGATGGAAGCCGTCCCCGGTCAAGAAGTCGATGTCCAAGAACCGATGTCCTTTGAGGGCGGCGCGGAGATTATGGACGATGGCGCGGGCGGCGCGATTATTCAAGCACTGCTAGGTGAAGAGGGGACAGAAGTTGTCACAGAAGAATACCAACATGATGCCAATATTGCTGAAGTTCTTGACGATCATTGCCGAGTCTGTCACGCAGTTCCAAGCACAATCGTACAAGGAATTGTTACCAGCGGGTGGTCCTGTGCGTGCTGAAATCGTTGGAGCCAAGTCGCCGCAGGTCGAAGAGCAGGCCAATCGCGTCAAAGACTACATGAACTACATGATCACGGAAGTAATGGAGGAGTACGATCCGGACACGGATCAGATGTTGTTTTATCTCCCGCTTTCTGGCTCAACTTTTAAGAAGGTCTACTATGATGAAACAAAACAAAGACCCGTTAGTCGCTTCGTGCCAGCCGAAGATCTCGTGGTCCCGTATACCGCAAGTGATTTGGCAACGGCAAGCCGTGTTACGCACATTCTTCGCATGGACGAGAATCAAGTTCGCAAGCTACAAGTTGCTGGTTTTTACAGAGATGTTGATCTGCAAGGTGGCTATGACGAAGAAGACAATCCAGTTAAAGACAAGGTTCGTGAACTGGATGGCGTAGAAAAAACAGGCGACTCAGACGAGCTGCTCACAATTTTTGAAATTCACACCGAGTTAGATATTGAAGGCTTTGAGGACTTGGATCAAAATGGAGATCCGACCGGGATCAAGCTGCCTTATATCGTTACGATAGAGCAAGGTTCTGGAGAGGTTTTGTCGATCCGACGGAACTTTGCAGAGAACGACCCGCTGAAGCGAAATCAGCAGTACTTTGTTCATTACAAGTTCTTGCCGGGTCTTGGCTTTTATGGTTTCGGCTTGATCCACATGATCGGGGGATTGGGTAAAGCTGCGACCTCGATTTTGAGGCAGTTGATCGATGCTGGGACACTATCCAACCTGCCCGCAGGGTTTAAAGCACGGGGCATACGAGTTCGGAATGATGATGAGCCAATTGCCCCTGGCGAGTTCAGGGATATTGACGCTCCTGGCGGCGACATACGGAATTCAATTATCCCGCTCCCGTACAAAGAGCCGTCGGCGACGCTCGCGCAGCTTTTGGGAGTTCTTATCGAGTCTGGGCGCAGGTTTGTTTCCATTGCCGACCAGCAAACAGGCACGCAGGGGTCTCAGCAGCAGCCTGTAGGAACGACAGTCGCGTTACTTGAGCGCGGCATGAAGGTGATGAGTGCGATCCATAAACGGTTGCACTATGCACAGAAAAACGAGTTCCGGTTGTTGGCAGGTGTCATTCGTGACTACATGCCCGCACAGTATCCGTACATGGTTCCGGGCGGTGACGCTTCAATTCTGCAAACGGACTTTGATAACCGTGTAGATGTCCTGCCGGTGTCAGATCCAAACATCTTTTCAATGGCACAGCGTGTCACACTGGCACAAACGCAGTTGCAGTTAGCGCAATCAAACCCTGAGATGCACAACCTGCATGCCGCGTACAAGCGCATGTATCAGGCACTTGAAGTGCAAAACATTGACGACATCCTGCCACCACCTCCAGAGCCGCAGCCAACTGATCCGGGTATCGAGAATGCGCGTGGGTTGGCTGGTCAGGTGATTCAGGCGTTCGCACAGCAGGACCATGACGCTCACATGGCCGTACATATTCAATTTATGAAACTGCCGATTGTGCAGGCTTCTCCGCAGGCTTACGGCATGTTCTTGTCGCACATTCAAGAGCACATGGCATTCAAGGCGCGTGCATTGGTACAGCAAGAAATTGAGACAGAGCTTCAGCAAATCTCGCAGGCTTCTCCACAAATCGCACAAGTCTCTCAGCAGATGGCTACACCAGAGATGGTAGAGGCGCGTGTGGCACAGGTGTTGGCGGAGCTGACTCAGCAGTTGATGCAACAGTTGATGCCGCAGGGCGAGCAAGAAGATCCGCTTGTTGGAATCCGCCAACAAGAACTGATGATCAAGGCTGGAGAGCTGGAGCGCAAGCGTCAGTCTGATCAGCAAGACCTTGAATTAGAACGACAAAAATTGATGCAGCGAGCTGCAACAGATGCTGCTAGAATTGAATCTCAAGAAGACATTGCGGACGAGCGTGCAGATGTGAACCGGGAGAGAATTGATCTCCAGAGGCAGAAGATGCAGCAAGATACATAGGATGAGACATGGACCCACTCACTGCGCTTGCCACATTTAACGCAAGCTATGCGGTTGTAAAGACAGCGGCACAAAACGCAGGCGAAATCAGTGAGATTTTTGCGGGCATCGGAAAGATGATGTCTGCAAAGCAGGCTGTAGAAAAAGCAGCCAAGAAAGATGAAGAACAATCTGATCTCGAGCTTTACGCGAAGCATGTAGAAATACAGCAGAAGTGGGAAGAAATCGTTGAGATCTTGAAATGGACAGGGCACTGGGACGGCTACCAAAAGTTTGTAGCAGACAGGCGAGAGCAAGAAAAGCAAAACAAAATCGCCGAAACAAAAGCAAAACTCAAAAAACAAAAGATGTATCAAGACATTGCGATCATCGTAGGCGCTGTTTTGGCTTCGGTTGTTATATGTGTCGTTTTCTTTTGGGCTATTGGTGAAGCTAAGGGCTGACGTATGTGGATGCTGTTTTTGATAGTTCTTGAAGCTGACCGTTTTATGGTTTCACCAAACGGCCCATACCCAACAATGGAATCCTGTTTTGAGGCGCGTGAGGTTGTAATGCAGTCTGCACCACAGCCCAAGATAAACTATGAAGCGGTTTGTATTGAGACAGACCACAACATTGGAGGCGTGTAATGCTAGGTGTTATTGGAAAAATTTTAGGATCTGACAAAGTAATCGAGAAGGGGATGGGCCTGATCGACTCAATGCACACGTCAAGCGAAGAAGAGATCGCAGCAAAAGCGAAAGCAAAGACCGAACTGTTGCAGGCGTATGCTCCTTTCAAAATTGCCCAGCGTTGGTTGGCTTTGATGTTTGGCACCGTGTTTCTTGGGACCTATGTTCTTGTTCTTGTTATGACGCTGACAGGGCAGGGTGATCCGGATGCCGTGACAAAAGTCATGGATCAATTTACTATCAACTACGCGGTACTTGTAATTTTAGGATTTTATTTCGGAGCAGGCGCTGCCGAAGGATTTTTGGAGAAGAAACGTGGCAAGTAAGAAAAGTTTTCCGGACTTAAACAAGGACGGCAAAGTCACCAAGGCAGACATTTTGAAGGGGCGTGGTGTGAAAGGTTTTAAAGAAGGTGGAACATGAAATCCAGCATTCAGGATTGTATTGCTGAAGGAATTGGCGACGACGGCGCAGATCCATATGACGCGATTGAAGCAGGTGATATTGGGTACTGCCAGTTCTTAAAATTTAAATGCGCGTCTCAGCGTGTGTGCACAGCTTGGGTCTCAGGCGGCCCGATCACAGACGAAGACGATGGCTCGGAGCATGATATTTTATAATGGATGTTGTTCAATTTGCTCAAGCATTGTATAAAGTCATGCGAGAGCGCGAGGAAGACTTGTGCAATCAATTGGCAAACGGTACGGCTCAAAACTACGAGCAGTATCGCAGTATGGTAGGGGAGCTTCAGGGCGTTGCCTTTGCCATAACAGAAATGAAAGCCCTGCTGGAGAAGAGTGAAGACGATGTCGAAGACCTCCTTATTAGTTCCGGAGCACGTCGCAGCTAGTTTATCTGAAGAAGAAAAGACTGCGCCCGCAACGGACGAGAGCAAAAACGAATCGCTTGAAAAAGCATATATCGAAGAATCCGAACGGGTTCTTGATCCATCCCTAGTTAGCAAATCCCTCAAAGAAAGACTGCCAGAACCAACTGGTTGGCGAATTCTTGTGATGCCCTTCCAAGGCAAAAAGCAAACTGGCGGCGGAATCCTTCTGCCTGATGAAGTCGTGCAAAGAGAATCTGTTGCCACGGTTGTCGCTTATGTCTTAAAAATCGGACCGCTTGCATACAAAGACCCAAGCAAGTTTGGTGAAGAATGTGCACCTTGGTGCGAAGAAGGACAATGGGTTTGCATTGGCCGATACGCCGGTTCCCGCTTCAAGATTGAAGGCGGAGAAATCCGGATCATTAATGACGATGAAGTCATTGCCACGATTCTAGAGCCTGGAGATGTGATGAATGTCTGATCAAGAGAAAAATGAAGTAGAAGAGGTAGAAGTTGATGTTCCTGAGCAGGAAAGCACCGACCAAGGTGAAACTTCTGAAGCAGAAAGTGGACAGCCGGTTGAAGCAGATTCATCAGAATCTGGATCGGATGCCCCCGAACAAGAAGACGAGCTTGAGAGCTACAGCAAGAATGTCCAAAAGCGGATTAAAAAGCTGACAGAAAAGTATCGTCAAGAGGAACGCGACAGGGAAGAAGCTGTACGTCTTGCACAAAAACTGCGCGAAGAAAACGAGCAGTTAAAAACAAACATGCAAAACTCCCAGCAGGGTTACCTGAATGAGTACGGGCAGCGTTTAGAGAATCAACAAAATCTTGCCAAGCAAGCATACCGTGACGCACACGACCGTGGCGACGTGGATAAAATGTTTGAAGCGCAAGAAATGCTGTCGAAGATTTCGATTGAGCAAGAGCGTTATCGTCTTGCTAAACAACAGCAGGAACGAGTGCAGGTACAAAAAGAGCCTGAACCTCAATCCGCACCGACGCAACAGCCTGCGCAACAACAGCAACAAGCACAGGCAGAACCTGACCCACGGGCACAGGACTGGGCAAGCAAGAACGAGTGGTTCGGTCAGGACGAAGTCATGACATATGCCGCTTTTGGAATTCATCGTAAACTTGTTGAAGAAGAGGGATTTGATCCAACCTCAGATGAGTACTACAATGAAATCGACCGAAGAATGGCTACGGAGTTTCCGCACAAGTTCTCTGGTCAAAAATCCGGGAGAAGTGGACAGGTCGCATCTGCTGACACTTCAGCATCTCGTAAAAAACAATCAGGGCGCAGGAAAGTCAAGCTTAGTCCGTCTCAGGTGGCAATCGCCAACAAGCTTGGTGTCCCGCTTGAAGAATACGCAAAATACGTTAAGGACTGAGGAGACTGACAATGACAGAATCAAATACACGCACACCACGCGCAGCTAAGAATCGCTCAACTGAAGAGCGCAGAAAACCGTGGGCACCACCAAGTCGGTTGGATGCACCACCTGCCCCAGAGGGCTATGTACATCGTTGGATTCGGACATCGATCCGCAATGAAGAAGACACGATGAACGTCCACACGCGTTTGCGTGAAGGATGGGAACCGGTCAAAGCGGAAGAGTATCCAGACTTCGATTACCCAGTTCTTGATGAGGGTAAGCACGCAGGAGTAATAGGTCAGGGAGGCTTAATGCTTTGCCGGATTCCTGCGGAAACAGCACACGAAAGATCCGAGTACTACGGGATCCGGACCCGCGAAAATGGATGCGAATTCGTAAGCTCAACCACTGGTGAAGTCGTATTTTCAAACAACTGGCCAGGTTCTGGCGCGGATTCAAACTTCCCCGTCAAGGCCTTTGTCTACGACAACCCTAATCAGCTGTTTACTATTGCTACGTCTAACGTAGTGGCAGGTGCCGATACTGAAACAGAAGTTCGCGCAGCGGTCTTCGCAAATATTCAGTTGGCAGACGGCAACTCAGGGGACGACACAACAGGTATTTCTTCTGCAACGGCAGACCTCAACACAATTAATACTACTGCGGCATTCCCGCTTCGTATTGTTGGTGTTTTGGATGACGTAGAAAACAGTGATTTCACTGAAGCAGGTATTCCATTGATCGTCCGTATTAACAACCACTTCAATGCTCCGAACGGTTCTATCGTTCAGGGCAGTGTTAGTACAACTGGCGTATAAGGGGGCTTAACGATGGCTATTTCTCGCGCTCAACTAGCGAAAGAACTGGAGCCGGGACTCAATGCCCTCTTCGGCATGGAGTACTCTCGGTACGAAAACCAACACGCTGAGATCTTCACTACTGAAACTTCTGACCGTGCGTTTGA